GCCAAGTGAGTGATAGAGAAGGCTCCCTTCAGGAAGTATTAGTTGCTGCTTTCCAGAATCAAGCAATCAAATAAACACAGCGATTCCGTGCATTGTGGTAGCTGTTAGAGACTCTTTGAATGGAGCAATGGTAGACATCCAACCAACAGTGAATCAACGATTTAAGGATGGGAATGTCAAGGAAAGACCAGTTGTGTTGGGAGTCCCGGTGGCGTTCCCTGTATCTTCTACAGCAGGGCTTACATTCCCTATTAAAGTGGGTAGTACAGGCATTGCTGTATTCAGTATGCGTAACTTGGATGCTTGGAAGAATAGCTCTGGTAGACCAACTACACCTTTGAACTATGCCAAGTTTGATAAAGGGGATGCTATGTTCATTCCCGGTATTCAACCTCCCGGTGAGAGTGTTAATAACCCAAGTAAGCGTACATGGTCACACTCTACAGAAGATGTTGTTTTAGTTAATAACATTGGGACTGCCAATGAGTGTGAAGTGAGACTGAAGGCTTCTGGTGATATAGTTATAAACACTAATCAGAATGTAGAAGTTAATTGCAAGAACGCTAATGTAACAGCTACACAAGATATCACTCTTGCTTGTGTGAATTTGGATGTTACAGCAACTACAGCTACATTTGATATTAGTGGAGGTACTACGTGGTTAGGTAGTATTAACCACACAGGTAACACCCTGCAAACTGGTAACTATACAATTGCTGGTACGCTGTTGTTTAACGGCATTAACTTCGCTACCCACAAACATACTGGTGTGCAGACTGGCCCAAGTCTCACTGGTGGACCAACATCCTAGGAGAGTTAATTGGACCTGTTAATCGACAAAGAACCTGTCTCTCCAACTTATGGGGATATTGTGTGGCGTAATGGACCACTCAGAAAAGAAGAGACTACTCAATCTCGGGTTGATGTAGTTGGTCAAAGATTACTTATACTTCTTCGTACATGGAAGACTGAATGGTTTCTAGATACTGAATATGGTTTGCCATACATGCAGCAAATACTCGGCCACAAAACAAGCAAGTCTGCTGTAGACCTTATTTTCCAGAAAGCAATCTTAGCAGAGAATGGTGTAAAAGAACTCACCTTCTTTGAATCTACTTTTGTAAACAGACAATATTCTATGACCTTCCGTGTAAAAGTAACTACTGGGGAAGAGTCTGGGTTAATTACAGTTACCCCAACAAGTTAAGGAGGAGCTATGCTTCTGTCTGAATACTATAAAGATAGTAAATACTCGCAGAATGGGGAGAACTATGAAATTATTGAGTACGGTGATAATCAAAGGAGTCATTTTACACTCCGCTGTGTAGTGTGTGGAGATGTAAATTCTGTTGCCGCATCTAGTATACTTTCTGGAAGAAAACCTTGCCTGTGTAGCGGAAAGGCGTATAACTCTCCAGAGAAAATGTTCAACAGAGTTTTGGATGTTATCAAAAATAAACCGATAAAGCTTCTACAAGATTCTATTAGTGGTTCAAAGTCTCCACTGCGTGTTGAGTGTCTTTCTTGCGGGAAAGTCTGGGATGCCAGCTATAATTCAATTGCCCTTAAGGGTGCCGGTTGCGGTGTTTGCAATAAGTCTGAAAAACTTCCTGAAGAAATTATCTATCAACGAATAGCAGAGTTTACAAATGCAGCTAATTTTAGTCTCAAGGGGTTTGATTATAAACCAACTGGAAGCACAAGTAAACTTAAAGTCTCCCTTATTTGTAACATTTGTCAGAATGACTGGGTAACGTCCTACGCTTCACTGTCAGCAGGAAGGGGCTGTCCAGCCTGCGCGAAGTATGGTTTTCAAAAGAACAAACCTGCCAGCCTGTAAGGTTTGGTAGTGCGTAGTCATACATAATTGGATAACCCGGAACTAAGCCAGCACCTAAAACAATAGGGTTTCTATCAGCATCATAGAGAGACATAAAATACAGTTGAGAGCGTTCATTATAAACGATTTCAATAATGTAGGAGTTACCTTCCAGAGATACAGAGTATTCATAGATTGGAGCTGTGTCGTCAAGGAGAAGGTCTACATAAATGTTAGCCATTAAATCTCTCCTGCTACATTACGTTCTGGATCAACGTCATTCTGAGCATTATCAACAGCACCTGCTTTACTTGCATCACCAGAAGTAGCTGTGTCTTTAGTTGTACTATCACACTTACCAAGAGACTTCTTAGTTGCCACTTTCTTTTTAACTGGAGCTTGTACAAGATCAGGGGGAAGAGCAACCTTCTTTAGATTAGCAAAGCGGATAAGCTCAAAGGTAATGTCTGCATATAGTGCGTATCCGCTCTCAGTATCCTCACGGAAGTTAAGGCTAGTAATTATTAAAGCCTTAGTATCATCAGCGGGAAGTTTTTTTACAAGTGATATGTCATTATCATTTGTTTCATATAAAGTAACTGGGCGAATAGTGGTTTCTAGCTGACCAGTTACTAAGTTAATTCCCTCGCCACTTTGCAGCGAAACAAGTAAGTCCTGAATACCCTCTATATAGCTAGACCCCCTAAAACGGGATTCATCTAATACTCCATCACCCTCTGAGCCGGGTACTCCATCCATAAGAATTTCTGGAGTGCTATCCGAAAGAAATTGCCCAATAACATTAGGTAAGTACTTCATTAGACTTGAAGCATCTGTAGAAGTTACTTGGACTGCGGTTGGTCGATGTCTTGCGTTAGAAGGAGACTCACCTAACTCATTCTGCAATATACCTGAAATTCGTGCTATATCAACTTCAGATATAACCGCACTCATTGTAAAGACTGGATTGTTATTTATATAGTGATCTGTTATATTACTACCACCGTCGATTGGATGCTTGGTGACAGCTCCTGTAAAAGAACGGTTCCATGAAGTTACAGCATCGAATAGTAGGAACCCTCCAGCGTTACTCTCACTTGGCTCCCAACTCAAAGCGAATGACATTTATTATTCTCCTCGTGGGAATTGAAGCTTGGTCATTTCCAAGTCACCTGTGTACAACTGTCTCAGCTTACCTGTAAGAATCTCAGACAAAGCTTCAGGGTCACTTGTGTTGGCGTTGATTACAATGGCACCAGAGTTGATGTTTACTTGGTTAGTTTGAGAAGCTTTAAATTGCTCCCTAGACATTGCCATTTCGCGTTGATAGTCAATGGAAGCTCTGTCACCATCAGAGAGTTTACCACCCTTAAATGGGGCGGCTAAGGCATTCCAAATCTGTGAACTACCTTCAGTAGCAACTCTATAACCAAACTGACCAGCGGTTGTAAGAGGCGTCATCCAAGGACTTTGTGGAGCTTGGGACGCTGGTGTAATATTCTGACCCTCGGCAATAGCTTTCACTTCGGCAGGAGTGGCACCGTTTAGGCTAGCCATCATTGCACGAGAGGCATTTGTCGCAGCACCCATACCACCGCCTCCCGGCAGGAAGGAGTTTAGAATCTTAAATGTGTAGAGAAATACATCTTTAAGTCTACGAAGAAAGTCTGTAATTGCAGGCCCAAAGGCTTGAAGAATCATACCCCAACCATCTACCGCTGTGCCTAGTGTTTTGGAGATTTCTATACCAAGTTCACCAAGCCCAACCCCAAGATCATACACAATCTTGGCATTCATTTCACCGATTGCATCAGCAACCCAGCTATCACGGCCCTCAAAGGCTCTCTTAAAAGATTGAGGTAACAGCATTGCAAAGGATGTGTATTGTGAGAGTTTATCAAAAGCCTTTCCTAATGTTTCAACTAATGGGATAGACTCTTTCATAGAAACTGCAAAAGAACTCCACAGTCTAGCAAACCCACGCTCACCACCTTTCTCAGAGAAGGTTTGCAACAATCCACCCCTACCTGAGATAGCATTCTCTGCTCGCGCCTGTTGGGCTGTAGAACTTTGCCGGGCTTTCTCAATACCACCTCGGGACAAGTCATCCATCAACTTTGCCACGAGAGGGAGAATGTCTGCCGTTTTGACCTGACCTTTCTGCATAGCGTCCATAAGGGCTGCGCGGGCCTTTGCCCCAGTCAGACCACCGCCGGTCTTAATTTGGTAGGCTTCTGCGAATAGTTGTGGTACTTCACCAAAACCAGAAGCGTCGCCTAGTTGACCCTTCAGCTCTTCAGCCATCACCTGCCCTTTGGCTGACATTTGACCTACGGCAGTGAGGGCACGGTTCATAGAAATCTTATCGGCGCCGCGTGTGCGACCAAACTGCATAAAACTTTCAAATGTTGCCTGAGAAGAATTAACCCCCATCAGAGGAATTGAGGAAGCCATGAACTTAGTAAATTGTGGGAGCGTGTCTTTATAACTAATACCCATATAATTACTACGCTCAGACAATCTGTTCAATAGTGCCGGGGCATTAGCCCCAAGTACAGATTCCGCCGCAATGTTTGCATTCACCATGTTCTGATTAGCAGCGTTCAGGGCTGACGCTCCGTATACACCACCAATCAAGGGGAGGCTGGCAACGCCGTAACGCATGAAAGCTCCAGTTGCACCTCCTGCGTGTAAGTAATTGGCCCTGCTGTAACTAGCTCCAGACCTGCGACCACCAGAAGATGATCCACCACTACCGGGAGGAGCCATCCACTGACCAGTGCTCCTACGGCCCTCCAGATGTGCCATCCTCTGACGAGTGCGTTCTTCGCGGGCAAGTTCCCGTTGACGTAGTGCAAGTATACGTCTAGTTGCAGCTTCTTCTTGGTTAGTTACTCGCTCCTTTAGAGCAGCTACCTTTTGCTCATTCCGGTAGTAGGCAGCCATATCAGCAAGCGTATCACTCTTACCACCACCCAAGTGAGACATACGCTGATTAAGCATATTAGCCAAACGAGGGTTTCTAGTGCCAGTACCAAAAGCTGCTTCAAGCTGTTCCTGTCTAGCTCTGCGAGAGATTCCAGAGGTAGCTGACATACCAGCAATCTGCTGTCTAAACCTTGTATTCCAAGCACGCTGGTTGGAGCCAGTAGCACCAATCATTGCCTTTGGAGTTACAGCACCAAAGAGTTGATCGTAAACCCCTTGCTGAGCTTTCAAAGCTGTTTTACTAAGAGGTTTACTGGTCATCATCTTGAGACTGTAAGCAAACTCTTTATTCCAAGCTTTTTGATTCTTTGCAGCTACAGTGATTTGCTTATTAAGAGCTTTCTGTTTCTGCTCTTTTTGAACAAGGCCATCTACTGTAGTCTTTGTTTCTTTCTTTACAGCTTTCTCAAGATTATCTGTGGACTTGAGGCTTGTCTTTAAGTCTTTCTCAAATTTATTAAGAAACTTATCAACAGCTTTAGTGTCCTTGTCGAGAACTTTAATTCCGAGTGTAGCAAAATACTTGGCAATTTCCAAGGCATTACCCCTTAGCAGATTTCTGTTTTTGTTCTAGAATAGCC